CGTTTGTGTTCCCGCAACCCCACTAGTAAATGGGTTGTACGACAAAAGTCTAGCCGTTTGCGGTTCTACTCTATCTGGTCGAGCATCTTTTAACGCCTGCGGGTCTACAGTACGGGGGCGCGGCTCTAGCTGCTTATGCTTGGGCTCATATTCGTCGCGACCTACTAAAAGGCCATTCCACTCCCTACGCATATCCCGGTAGCGATAACGTAGCCCGGAACGGTCTGAAATAGCAAAAGCGTTTTTTCCTACCGCAAACTTGCCCATTACCCTGCCCTAAAATACTCATACTGAGGTACTACGTTAAAGGAGGCTCTGTCCCGATCTTCAGACATTGCCCGCTCAAACTCTTCCTCATATACTGCTTTTAACAATTGAACCCGGTTAGGGGCGCGTTTAATCGAAATGTAATACGCTAATCCCGCAGCTAAACAAGGGTAAAACCTAAACGGTACTTCCATTGTGTTGACGGTATTAGCGGCGTCATCCATCCGGGTCAGTGCGTCATAGTAAACAACGTCAGTGCTGTTGTCCGGTATCGGCCACAATTTTAGTTCCGGGCTTATCTGACGATCTAAAAAAAACTGAGACGGTCGGCCTTCCGTTGTTTTTGTAGGAATGTTTAGATAGTCGGCGCGACTAATTCTTTCCAAAGTGTAGTCAGTGCCGCTGCGGCGTACCACTACGGACAAAATGTCGATTACATCGTTAGTAAGCGTATAGTTTCCTGTGCCCGAAACCAGCGCTTGGCTGCGCTGCGTAATAGTCCACTGGTTTAACCCCCTGTTTGCCCACTCTGCAAGCATGAGGTTAAGCGAACGCCGCGCAGATTTGAGGTCGTATCCAGTACGAACCTCTAACCCACAACGCTCAAACGCCTCCTCGATGTAGTCGGCGACATCTAGCTCAAAAATTCTGGTTCCGGAAACGGCCATCTTATGTCTTCTTTACCATCCCGCCGCCGCGCATCTTTTTAACCATTCCGCCGCCGCGCATCTTTTTAACCATTCCACCACCGCGCATTTTCTTTACGGTGCCTGTTTTTTTAACCATCTTACGAGGTTTCATCGCCATGTTTTAATCTCCTATATAACTTGGCTCGTTTATTAAATATAGCCTCTGCATCATACTCTGCTAGATAATTGTCATAATAACCTTTTTCCGCTAGTTTGTCTGCGGATTCTTGCAACTTGGACAACCGCTGCACAAAAACTAGCGCGTACTCCTCGTCAACCATTTGCATAAAAGACTGGTCATCAATAAAATCGTTCGCTTCATCATAAGGGTGAAAACCCATTACCCAAACATCTTTATCTATAAAAATACCCGCAGAAATAGCGTCGTTTAGGCTATCTAAGTAATTGTGAAAAGCGTCTGGGCTTTTTTCAAAGTTCATGTCTACAATTACACATAAATCAAAAACATCCTCCCATTGGGATATAGTGCTGTAAAGACACTGATAACTGTCTTCGTATTTAAACAAGATAGCTACCTTGTTTTCTTGCCACGCTTTTTGCGCGTAAGGACAAGCCGGGAGATTGTTGTAAAACGGGTTTGGCTTCTGAAGCGTGTGCTCAGACCAAGCGATAATTTCTTCACAAATCTCTTTTTCTTTGTCTATGTAAAAAGCTAGAGAACTCATGCTTGCGACACCGATCCTTTTGTGCGTTTACGCCGGTTAGACATCACTACGCCGCAGCCACGGGCTACAGCAGTGCCCGCTACACGCTTCCCGTTAAATGGGCGTTTAGGGGTCGTTACTGCACCGCCGAAGGCCATTTTACTTACTTTGGCAGCCTTAGTGTTTGCCACAACCTGCTTTCCTTTAGCTCCTTCACGCTTCTTTTTACGCGCTGTCGAAGCGCGTTCAGACTTGCTAAGACTTTGAGCTTTACGTCTAGGCAAGCAACGGTCAGGGTTACGCTTATCTTTTGACGTACCACATGCGCCCGAAATTTTGCCCGAGCTATCAATTCTGACCCAATCCTCATCTAACCACTCCTGTAATTTACCCATTACTTACCCTTTCGCTTACCGCCTTTTGATTTTTTGGCGTAATTAGGGTCTTTGCAGTATTTTGATGCCGCAAGGTTTGCATAAGCGCTTGGATAAGTGTCAAACGTGCGCTTGGCCCACGCTTTCCCTTCCGGGCAAATTTTGCTGCCTTTTGATTTTGAAGACGCGCTTTTTGACTTTCGTGAATAAGCCATTAGAATATTTTTTGAACTATCGCCGCGCCAATAATTAAAATAGCTATTCCCCAAAGCCGCATGTCTAGGGTTTCTAGCTGTTTTTCTATTTTAGCGTACCGACGGTTACACTCATCTTCGTGCTTTTCTAAAAGCTTTAATACTTCTTCCACTTTCATTTTACCACGCCTTACATGACCAATATCGTGCGGAAAACTTGTCTTTTGCAGTATCGCATGAATGTCTTGATCTAAAATTGCGTCTACGTGCTGGTTGATCCTTTTTAATTGACATATTGGGATCTCCAAACCTAACCAGCTTAATCTCGCTGCCTTTTTTAGCCAAGACGGCACTTTTCTTTGATTTTCCCGGAGTGCGCTTTGGCTTGTTATATCCAGCAAAGGTTTCTCCTCTATATTTGATTTTTCCAGAGGGGGTTCTAGTAACGTCCTTAGTAGTAGCCATTACAAATCGCTCCCGTTTTTAATGTAAATAAACTCCATAGACGCGGACACATTAAAGTCAACAGACCCAGAGGAAGAAAACGCCCTCATCTCTAAATCTGTTTTTTCTGTAAACTTTAACGGAAAAGTATAAAACTGCTCGTGTGCGCCATCTGTCAGGGTAAATCTTTCTTTTATCTGGAAGACTTCTCCGTATGGCCTAGCAACAAGACTAGCATTCAAAACGGCTTTGGTGTTGGTAGAGGTTCCTGTGGACAAAGCCATCTTTGTGAGAAACGCTGTATATCCTGCGGGAACCGTCCAAAGGCTCATCAGTGTTTGGTTATCACCATCCCCATTTATGGTCAGGTAAATGTTAGCTGGAACTCCAGTGGTCACTGTGCCTGTTCCTGCGTAAATTGTGCCAGCATTTGCACCACCACTACCCGCGCTGCGAACAATGCCGCGATTTATCCTTAGGTAAGATTTTGTGGTGTTAACAGCAGTTTGCCCATTCAGCGTAACAACTTCGTTTATTTCGTTGTAATCGGCGTCTAGGCCAAAAACTTCTACTGTTCTTGCGCCGGTTCCTGCGGCAGTGTCATTAGCTGAACTGCTTGATACAGTCATTACCGTAGCTGATGCCGGATAAGCGTATAAACCGCCCTGTTCCCAGATGGTTTCTTTTGTGGCTCCAACAGCAGCGTTGTAGCCAAATTTAAAGACAATTTTATGGAAGGATATTTGACCACGGGCAACTTGAAGCTCAAACGGCTCGGAAGTCCCTATACGGGTAATCGAACTTACTTCACGTGCCATTTGAGTCTCCGTTTAGTTGTAAAACACCGTAGCCGCAGTGATGTTCGTAAAAGCTGACACATAAATGTCATCTACACGAATACCATTTGACGGGATGTTTACTGAGTGCGTATCAGACGCATTAAAATCCAAGTCCAAAACGGTGGACCCGCCGTTACCGTCAGTGATGGTAAGGCGGGGAGTACCGGTGGCTGTTTTTAATTGGATCTGACGAATACGCGCAGGACCAACAGCGAGTGACCCCGTTGCGGTAATGCGCTTTGATTTTACATCAGAGTCGGCCATTTAAGCCCCCTTACGCGCCAGCAGTTGCGCCTGTGTCCACACGAATCCAGTTTGAGCCGTCAGAAAACACAAGGTTGCCTGTACCATTACCAGTGGTTTCCGAAGCTTTTAAAGCGTCTGAAACATAATAAATGTAGCCTTCGTTAGCGGCGGCGGCGGTGGGAAGATTTGCGAATGCAATTGGGTTAGCCCAAAAAGCGGTATCCACTTTTACTGGGCCTGAAAAGGTAGTACGAGCCATTTCTATCTCCTGTCGTGGCTAGTGTCAGCCTCACAATAAGGCTGTCAGGGATTAAGACACTATACAACAAAAAAAGGCGGCTGAATAGCCGCCCTTTTCCGAAAGTTTTTTGCTTATGCGCCCGGTGAACCGAACACGGCCCGCCAGTCAGAAACACCGAAGCTGTAACGCTCACGTGCCTTAAACCGCATGTTGCCTGTGTCGAAATCGCCTTCCATCGCAGTCTTGATGGCCGCACGGTTGAAGTATTTGAAACCGTTTGGTGCATCAGTCTTAATGAAGAAAGCATCGGTATCA